TCTATACCATGGGCGATATTGGTGCTGCAACTGGTGGATTGGTTGTAGCGACTTCGGCTATCAGGATGAAGTCCGTAGCTGCTGCTGCTGCGGCTGGTGGTAATGCTGCACAATCATTCACTGATGATTTCTGTACGTCTGGTAGCGTGGTCATTGGTAACTGGGTGACCCAGACTACACCTGCGGAAGTGATTAAAATCGTTCCCGGAAATGGTTCATTTGTCGTAACATCTACAGGGGACGCCGGTTCAGGGACCTTCAGTTACATAATAACCAAATAAGGAAATACATGAGTATTGATATTTTAATCGAAAGAAAGAATGAGCTTGAATCTGCAAGGGTTCAAGCTATCAATAATTACAATGTTCTGATTGGGCAGCTAGGTGAGTGTGAGCATCTGATTATCACATTGCAAAATGAAATGAAGGCTAAAGCCGAGATCGAACAGGAAGAATGTATTGACGAAGATGAAATTCCTCCTGTAGGATAATGGCATTAATGACGCAGGTAACCCTTGGTTAAGAAATCCACAAATACTAGCTTGCGTCATTAATCTTCTAGCTATCTCCTTTCACAGATACAGTGCTACAATGGCATTGATATCTGTGGTTTTTTTTCCTATTCCTCGTTTTTTCCACAGATATCATTCTCTCAATAATGAGGCATAGTCATCAAATGGACTTGGTGAGAAAATCATGGTTAAAAAAACCGGATTGGTTAGTAGATTTGCGGAATCAAACGAGCAAATAGCAGCCATGGATTGGCTCAGATTACAGCATCCAAATATTGCGCTTTATACGATGCATATCGGTAACGAGCGCAAATCAACACCCTATGCCGGGGCGATAATGAAGCGCATGGGAATCCTGAAGGGTGCAAGCGATATCTTTATGGCATGGCCTAATAAAGGCTATCATGGCATGTTTATTGAAGTTAAATCGAGGACAGGGAAGCTAACCAAAGAGCAGGCAGAATTCCTGAATCGCATGGAATTAGTTGGGTATTATATAGCTGTTTGCTATGGTGCCGAAGATGTAATCGACACCATGAAATTTTATCTTCAGAATGGTATTTGACAGTCTTCAAATGGGTCTTGATCGACAACTTTTTTAGATTGATTCGACACATTTTCACTCTTGTAGTCTTTCTGTCTAGGGATGAATTTCATATCAGTTGCATTGATTTTAAATTTAATCCTTTCAACACCATCCTGACCTTTAAATGTTGAGGAATCCATTTCACCCTGTATAAAAAGTAAATCCCCGACATTCACGTATTTCTCAGCAACTTCGGCCATTTTGTGATAAATAGCAATATTATGCCAAACAGATTTTTCGTGTTTCTCACCATCTTTTGTATATTTTTTAGTAGTCACCATGCTGATGTTAGTAGCCTTCATTCCCGTTGGTAATGTCTTCGTTTCAATCTTGCCAACACGTCCCAAAACCTGCGCATTATTAATCATTTTAGTCCCTTAATTATTTTTTAAGTTTTTCGATAAAATCCAGTGATGAATCAATACTCAAATCATTGATATCTTCCACTTCATAATATGCTAATGCTTTCGCTCTTCTTTCCAAATCAAATCCCCTTTCATTCAGAAGCAGTCTAATTTCAGCATGTAGTATATCTTTTTCTTCTCCAGCTTCGCCCATATCCTGTAATTCTGTGTTTTCATTTGCTTTTTCCTCAGAACATACAAGCGGTACTTCCTCAATAATTTCAGCATTTTTAACTCCTTTTTTGGCTAAAAAATCCCTTTTTAATAACTCAGTATGTGACCCTTTATTTTCAGTTGAAACAGTATATTCAGCATCGATATAGTCTTCTACTTCTTCACGACTTTTAATGCCTTTTAGCGCATCAGGAAAACGATTTCGCAAAGCAAAAGCCCGCGCTCTTAACTGTAGCATACGTTCAGGGTATTGCGTCCATGGCCCTTGTTTCGCCAGAAGCCCCGCCTTACGCGCCATATCGAGCGTAAATGGTTGGGTATAGTCTGACATGCCCCGGCGCTTCACCGTGCAATTAAACCCGGTTATCGGAGTTCCTACGCTTGATTGGTAGATAGGTTCTTCGATGATGTCTTCAAAGTCAGGATGGATCATGCAAAGAGCCAGCATATCATCACCCCATAGACATGGTTTGCCGTTAATGACCGCTATTGCCTGAATGGACTGCTCGACTGACATGCCAATCTGGTAACCCATGGCCATAGCGATAAATAAATCCGCAGGTTTACCCTGATAAGCCTTAGGCACTAACTGGGAGCGAGATAGCTGTTCGGCCAGTTGCGTGTAGTGAGGGGCCAGTTCCTTGGAGAACAGGCTATCATTCAAGCGATTTGTCTTTTCTCTCATTACCAATTGCTTCAGCTCGACTATCTGCTGTCGCATCATTGCCATCTGTTCGCTCATAAGTGTCCTTACTTAATGTTAAAAACCCGTGTCCCTTTCTTATTGGCCTTCCATGTAGCCATGAGCTGACCTTCCAGTCCCATCAGGTATTCTGCATCTCCCATGTGGGACATCAATTTCATTTTTAGCTTGTCTTCTTCATCAGTCAGACGTTTCATTTCATTTTTGACATTCATTAGCTCGCACAGTGCCGATCCGGTTTTATAGGTGGAGTTAACAACTTTTTCAGGGGATACGGTACGAAATTTCAGACGGCAATCAGAGGTGTTAATCGGAGCGGGTTCTATTCTCTTCTCGACATTTTCCCAGAAATTGATATCAGACTGAATAATCAAGTCTTCCAGCGCCTTGTCACGCTCATAAACGAACTGGCGGTATTCACAGCCTCCGATAAGAACGGCGCAATATCCGCGAGTGGCATTAGTAACGGCGACTTGCTTGGCAATTTGAATCAGGTAGACCAAAGGGATGCCATCAGAGCAAGCCATATCCCACTCTTTGCGCTGGTAAGAATTAGCACACTTTGCTTCCACGACAGCATTTTCAGCGCTAATCCAGCCATCCAGATTGGCAAATAGGAAAGGGTACTCAGGGTGATAAATCGTATCGGGTAAGTCAACCGTGACATTATTTTCCTTCGCAAATCTTTTGATAATCAGGGGTTCAATTTCGTTACCCCAGTACTGCTGTTCGTTAATCTCATCATCATTTGACACGATGCCAGTCTTTTCCAGATATAGCTGATAAGGCGTTTTATAGCTACTGTAGCCCATGATGATAGGGCTATCACTGGCACCTAGTCCATTGCACCGTTTAAGGCGTTGCTCTTCCGTTAGCATTGTCACACTCCTGTGTTAGCAGCACATTACCTGAAAGATTATTAGCAATCAATTGCTTGTACACATTCGTTAACATACAATACAGGCAGGAGGTGTAATATGAATGTTACCGATGTAGAAAATTATTTTGAAAATTTAAACCAGTTATGTTTAATGCTGAAACTGAATAGGCAAAATGCCACGAACTGGCGCAAGCGTGGGCATATCCCATTGGTGCAACAGTACCGGATTGCCGAATTGACGGAAGGTAAATTAATGCCGGATGAGATAGATCCGAGGGAAGTTAACAGGCAAGCCAGAAAGGAGTCTTGTACATGATGTGCTACATGGATATGACTTTTTGCGTGAGTCCGAATTGCAAGAACGACTGTGGCAGACAATTGACTGATGCGCATCGCGATAGAGCCAGAAAGATCGGCTTACTGATTGCGCAACGCCGTTTCTGTGATGATAATGGTGAAGTTTCTGGGAAAGAAGAGGACAAAAATAATGCTAGTATGGGGAATCCCAATCTATCTTGATACTGTTTTTTGCGATAGCACCAATTGCAGAAATGATTGCGGTCGGCTAGTGACGGAAGAACATCGGGAGGCTGCCAGAAAAAGTAACTTACCTATTTCTCAGTTAGAATTATGCGACGAAAACGGGGAATACCAAGGGGAAAAATTCGAGAATTAGGAAAAAAGTTAAAAAAAAATTGGCATCCATGCCTATACAGCGTTAAAGCATACCGACCGACGAAAGTTGCTTGCTTTAACTTTTCTTACCAGTACAGATCTTGGGAATTCATCAAGACCACATGGAAATTATAACATGAATCACAACTATGATGTAAATATTGCAACAAAATTCGGCACAAATGTTGCAACATTTTTAAACCACATGGAATTTTGGACTACTTGGGCTGTTGCAAATCTCAAAAATTACCATGATGGACGATTCTGGATATACAACACAATCGAAGCTTTTCAGCAAATCTTTCCATATTGGTCGA